CCGGGTTTTCTGCACCTGTAGTTTAACGGCCGCAGGGCGGCCATAAGGTATGTGACTGCGTTTTCTCGGGCGCAGCCAGCCCCAAACACGTCAGATGCATAAAGCTTGCAATGTCGGACTGTCGACGCTGGGCAGATTCAATTCTATTGCGTTGCGAATGTCAGCTTCAATCGTTCTGATGTCTTCTTCGTCGCATTGCCAAGCGTCGGCAAGTATGCTGTAGAACTTATCGTCCAACTCGATTGATTTGACACGGTCGTGGTACTTGGAGTAGTCCACGCTCAAGAGTTCGGGACAATTGATTTCCATCCAGTGGCGGTCTTCTTTGGACCAAACAGCTCTCTTGGCACCGGCCTCCTTGCAGCGTGCAAGAATGGTTTTGCCCATAAGGAGGCCCAATGGGTTGCCGAGACTCAACGACTCTTCGACCTTGCTAATGCCGAAGCTGGCTGCCAAGCCAAGTCTGGTTTTGTAGTCGTTCGCCATTTGGTTCACAATGCTGAACCCGACTGCAAACTTTTTCGGCTGTTTGACAAGGTGAAGTTCACCGCCAGAGTAGTGGAGGACTTTGGTGCAGAACTCGGCCTTGCAGGAGTTGTCGACTCTGGCTACGTTCGCGTCGGCTTTGAACCCTAGTCGTTCGCAAATCTGCACGAAGGCCGCAGCGAATTCCTCCATGGCTTGTCGGCTGCCTAAAACAATGAGGTTGTCTCCTTTGACTTTGTAGTGCCGAGACACGCCCACATAGCGGAGAATGGACCATGTGATCATTGTGTTGTAGAATGTGGTCATCGGGTGTCCGGTTGGAAACATGCCCTTTGCGGCGAATGATGTCGCCTCATTATCACCGAACGTTTCTCTACCATAGATGGCGAGATGTCGTGTCAACATGTCGTCCATTCGAGACAAAATCTCTTCTCCTATGTCTGGCATGAAGTCTTCAAGGCAGTCGAAGTTGGCTTTGTCAAGCGCCACTTCGACGGGTAGCTTCAAATAGTGAAGGATCATGGCCGTAACGTGGGCTTCCATACGACTGAAGTCGGAAAAGAAGCTCCACACTTCACCTTCGCTGCTTGCTATTTCGTTGGCGTATGATTCGAGGTCGCAGCGGGTTTTCTCATCGCTGTCCATCGGAGCAAAACCTTCATCGAGAGCGGCCATCAGCTTGACTAAACACCTATGCGGACCCAAGAAAGGAATGGCGAGTTCCGCCGGGTAGTCGTCGATGTTGCGGCCTTTCTTCACGTTTCTCTCGAGCTTCGCGAAGAATGTGCTGGCTGGTTTCGCCTCTCTAAAAGCCTCCCACATGCAAATCTTGATACCAAATTTTCGTTGATATTCTTCCTTGAGTTTGACGAACCAATATTTGCCTCCAGTTGCGGTGGACGAAAACCGGCGGTCATGCGGGAGATCTGGCATCGACCGCAGCACCTGTGCCGCATGTTCCATCACCTGGATAGCGACGTCCTGTTGGCAAACCATGCCACGCGCAGCCGCCTGGTAGTTGCAGTTGTAGAAATTGTATAGTCTACCGTGGGTGCAACATGCAAACATGTGGGACATCCCGAAGCCTATTCCGCAATTCCACCATTTTCTCTGTTTCTCACAACAGTTCGACGCTGAGTCGATGATTTTGTCATGTCCTCGGCGGTTAGTGAGAATGAGTGTTACTCTTGCTGGATCAGAGTTTGTGAGGTGGAGATCAGCTTCCTTGGGAGAGCAGTGCGGCATGGGGGGAAAACTCTCGACAAATGGCTTTAAGGCGATACCCGGACAGGAGGTTTCGCCCAATTGTCCAAAATGTTCATTCGGGACTAGGTCAGGTATTTCATCCCTACCGGCGCAACAGCGGAGAACTCGCTTGAACTCGGCGGTGGTTTTCTCCCACAACACCCCGATTTTCTCAAACAGATTTCCTGTTGCCCAGCGGTGTTCCTGGTCCAGAAGCACGCGGTAAGCTTCAGCGTTTTCCTTATGCACCCTCTCCTGGTCCTTCACCGCTATTTCACAGTAGGTGGCGAATTTCCTGAGAGTCTGCTGGGTCGACAATTTCTCTACGCCATCCAATTGTTTGGTTGACAACCTTATGGCAGATTCAACAATTGTTGGAGCCCCGTTGGTGCCGCGACAGCGGTCACGAATTGCGACCGCGGTAGCGACATCGCAGCCGCTTTTGATAGGTGCGCTGGCAAGAATTTTGCCAACGCTCGAAGGGTCGGTGCCCATGCCTTTGACACCTACGTAAAGCCGATCAGGTGCTCTTTTCCCTCCGACGTAGATGTTGCGTTTAGCGGCGCTGGCTTGAATCGGGGTCATCCGTCCATACAACACGAGGGCGCCGGTGTCGACTCGTGCTTCGTCTGGGGGGATGGACGCTGAGGGAGCGCAATGTTCGACAGATTCAGTGGTGACGTAGCGGTCGGACATGGAGCTGAAATTTTCATTGCTGCCGGCCGGATTTTCCGGGGTGCCTTGAGAGTTGTTTTCAGCTGGTGAAGAGGCGCTTGGGCTTGGGGGCGCAGCTATTGGGGTCTTTTCCCAATCGTCCGGCACCTCGAGTGTTGGCTTCTCGACCAAAGCGGCCTCAACGGCATCTCGTTGTTTCTTGTTAGCAGATTCCGCGCCGGGTTGATAGCACGGTGAGTGGCCTAGATAATCCAAGATGTGTCTGACGTTGTTCCACTCGGGAGTTTCGACGGTGCCGAAGGGAACGCTCAACTTGATCACAACTGCGGGATTGGCAGACTGAACTTCGTGACTGCCCGCAAGCTGGGTGCTCGAATACCTGTAAAGCACGTGTAGTGGAGTGCGGGCGATTGTGTCTGCATACATG